TCGCCATCTGCCATAATAAATACTTCAACGCCTGCTGCCCATTCATCGGCAGGTGAAGCGATGTTAGTAACACCATCTTCAAGCATTGATTCAACCATGAATTTAATCTCGTGAACTTGTGCGGCTTCTTCAGGTTTAAGGCCGTTTTCATCGGTATTTGTCAATTGGTGGCCTAATTTTAAAAGGTATTCACCAATAGTTTCTTTGATATTTTTTTCTGCCATTTTTTAATTATTGCTTAACCTAATAACTAAATAAATGGGATTGCGTTGCATTTAGAAACAAAAAAGCCCAAAGGATGCAACCTTTGGGCTTAAATTTAAATCCTATAAAAATGCAATTCTACAAATATAACAAATTGTATTTTACAAAATGTTATAAAATTGATTTATACAAATCCATTCTGAATTTTGTCCACCTATGTGGGTTGTAATGTTCTAAAATTTCCTCTTGCAATCGTTTAGAAATTTGCTCAACGCTTGCCCTATCTTTAGAAAGTAATGTTAATTTATCAGTCCAATCTTCGTTAGGCTCAAAATAAATAATGTTATCGCTTTGAAAATCTAAATATGGTGGTGTTTTGGTAGTGCAAATTAACTTACCCTTTACACCCGCCTCAACTACTTTTAAATTTGATTTGCAGCTGTTAAATTTTGTAGGTAATAAAGGCGCAATTGAAATGTCGGTTTCATCAAATAAAGTGCCGTATGTCCATTCGTCTTTAGGTGGCTCAATTTTAAAGCCTAACTCTTTGTATTTTTCAACATAGGCAACTGCATTTAGTTTGCTGTAATCTACCTTGCTAAATTGCAAATCCTCAAAATGTGTTTCACCTCCAAAGAAAGATATTTTAACCTTGCCTTTTCTTCTTGGTGATGGCTTCCATTGCATTTCATCGGTGTTAATTATGTTGGGTATTACCGTAACCCGTTTGTTATACGGCTTAATCATTTTAGCCAACCTTTTATTGGTGGTAATGATATGGTCTACACATCTAAAAGTTTTTATTGTTTGTTCTTCAAAGTCTTTATTGTATAAATGGCTTAAAACATGATGGTCATCTAACTTCCAATAATCATCAATATCTAATACCAATTTTACATGTGCTTTTTTTCTCAACCAATCTGTTATTCTTTCAATTTCTTCAAAGGCAATAAACCTTGTAAAAATTATCATATCAATTTTATTTAAATCGGTATTTAAAATTGAAGATTGACTTACGGTGGTTAAAATTTCTGTGTCGGGGTAAGCCGCCTTTAACATAATATGCGGGCTTATTAACCTGTGGTAATTTACCGCCCCTTTCATTGTTGCTGCTGTTAGTATTCTCATCCTATAATATATTTACCTTTGTTTTCAATTTGTAATTTAGTTAATGCAACGTATCTAATTGCATCGCAAGCATGGTTATAAAAGTCAATCGGTTTGTTTATCATATTACCGTTTTTATCCTTTTGCCATTTGTAATTTCTAAACTCTTTTACAATGTTTGGTGAACCTTTAACCACGTTTATTTTATGGCGTTTTAATACATCAATCCCATTCTTGATACTATCAGCACCCTTTACAACTCCTTTAGCGTTAAAACCCATTAAATAGATTTCTTGAATACTCTTTGGCTCGGCTGAATCGCAAATTATCTCGATTCGCCTATCTATGTTATAACTTTTTAAATGGTTGCCTATTTCTTGGTTTGTTAAACCTGTTTGGTATAATAATTCTTGAAGATATATTTCGCCCTCAAACATACCAAATTTAATTAATGCGGTTGGGTCGTTCACATAACCAAAATCTAACCCCAAAGCCTCCCATTTACATTCAGGCCATTTATCAACCTCATTAAAGTTAGAGAATATTTGCCCCTCAATAAAACCTTTTAACCCTAAACCGTAAACCCTCCAATAGTTTTCATCTTGGTCTTTTATCCTTTCAATCTTTTCAATTAATTCTTTAGGTAAAAAGGGGTTATCTAAATAAGTAGTAATAAAGAAATCGCACTCATTTTGTTTTTTAATATCTTCAACCCAAAAATCTTCTGATGGGTTATAGTCAATTATAACTTTGTCGGTTGTTCTAATATCCAACTGAAAAAACTCTTCATAGTTTATTTCATTCGCCTCATTTATAAATAAAATGTTTCTTTTACGGCCTCTAATTTTTTGGGCTTGGTCTACTGCAATAAACTCAAAAAGGTTTCCGTTTAATCTATAAATGTTTTCTGTTTTATTATGCAGTGCCTCATCATACATATCAGAGTTTTGTAAAATCTCGATAAAATCACGATAGACTGAACCTCTTAATGATGGAAATGATTTACGACAAATGGTAATGGTTTTACCCTTGTGTAAATTAGCATAGTAAATTAGCCAAATTAAAATATTATAAGTCTTGCCCGACCTTGTGCCACCTTGCTCAATTACATACTTGCTTTTTGAGTTTTCAAGATGCCAAAATACTTTATTGGTTTTTAGTTCCATCAATAACCCTAACCACTAATTGATTATCTGTGTCACCTGTATGCTCAACCGTTTGTTTATCCTTCCAACCGTAGTTAGCCTTTAAATCAAATATTAACCCTGTTGTGTTGCCTTCACCGTTTAATAATGCAGACACTTTTCTATTCTGAATTATCTCGTTAATCTTGCTAACCGTTTCTTTAAACTCTTTGTGGCTTTCTTCTAAGGTGAATTTCTCCCAAGTGTAATAGCAAATGTCTAAACGTTCTATAAACTCACCTATTGTTGGCACTCTTGGCTTTCTAACCTCAACTACCTTACCGCTTCCTGTTGGGTGTTCAACCTTAAACTTAGAACAATAGTCAATATACTTGTTCCATTCAGCTTTTATTTGATCAACTGAAACTTTAAAGCTGCCAAATGGCCTGCCGAAATGCTCTTTATTCATATGGATTAAAATAAGTTATTTCTTTATACTTTTTCAACTCTTTATTTGCAATTTTAATTTGCTCATCTTTAAACGTTCTCACTTCACCATCTTTATGGCTTGGGTTGTGAACACTTGGGTAATCCTGTAAATAATAACAAACTAAACCATTTGCTTCAACTCGCTTTCTATATTCACCATCCCATTGACCGTATAAACTTAACTCTAAAAAATAGCCTGTTTGCTCAAATGCTTTTGCGCTAATATATTTTGTGCCAAAAATACATCCCGTTTTATTTATTTTAATCCCGTTTTTTGTAGAGTTTCTGCCTTTAATTGGTCGCCATTTATAGCCAATCATACCTGTATTTTCTATGGCTTTTTCGGCTTCTATTGTAGCTTTCAACCACCCATCGGTCATTTTAATATCAGGGTCCACAACAACAAATCCATTGTTTATTTTATCGATATTGCATTTAATCTGTAAATTTAAACCTTGTGCATTGCCTATGTTCTCACCTATTTGCCAATATTTAGGCTTGACTGATTTTCTGACTTTCTCTATTGTTTCTTCGCTACATCCTTGAAACCTCATAGAAAGAAAATAAGGGTATTGTGTTTTATTTAAAGTATCTACCAAAATGTTTAAACTTGGCAAATCTTTTTCCATGAAATTTACTACAATTAAAGTGTCCATCTTTCTATAAATTTATTTATTTCTTTTTCTGAATACATAATATTAATAGCAGGTTGTTTATAAATCCATTTTAATTTTTCATAAGGTAGTTTTAAATTTTCCTTTGCTTTTTCATACTCAGGATTATTTCTTTTATTAGTATGTTTTAATTCAAAATCAATACCATGTAAAGCTAATTGCATCTGCCACAAATTTATTTCCTCATACTTTAATAGTATGGGGTCAATTTCATCATCCATACCTTCCTTAAAATGATTAAATTCAAAAGTAAAATCATCGCTTTGCATCGCATGAATTACTTGTGTTGCTGTTGCATTTTTGAATAATTGAAAATACCAACTTATTCGCTGCGCAATTGGCTCTCTGACTGATTCAATAAATATTGGTTTAATATCATATTGCTTACAAGTATTTAAAATAAATTGATATACATTAATTTTATCCTTGCCTAAATCAAATAAATTATGCAAACGGTAAAAATACATTGAATCGTGCCAATGTGCTATACCTCTATTTTTAATGCCGTAATAAAGGGCTGAACTTCCTGTTTTGCCCATTCCGATATAGAACACTGATGGAAACTTTTCACCGTTATACCTAACCTCTTTTAAATTCATTGTAAATGATTAATGTTAGTTGGTGAAGTATCAAATCTATACCAATGGTAAACATACAGGTCCATCATTAATCCCGCTTTAAATCCTGCATCAATTATATCATAATGAAAGTTATTATCTACACCCAAACATTTACCACCTTCTCTGAATTTAACGGGTATTTGAGCAGGAAACAATAGTAAAACCCCGCTAATAGGTTTGCTTTTTGGCATCTCAAGTAGCTTATGATTTTGTTTTATGCTTTCTGCATATTTTTTGTGTTCTGAATTTCTATCTTCTGCCCACATAGATTGAACACATTGTTGTTTATTTGCTACTCTGTTAGTTAAACATGAAAACAACTTGTATTCATTGCCACTTTCTAAAATGTGTTTTTCCATTATTGTGTACCACGAATCAAGCAAAAACCTTGCATCGTGGTCAAGTAGGCAAATCCAATCGTTTTTATATTCTTTAGACTTGTATTTGTTTTTTATTTCATTGTAATAAAAACCTAACTCTTTATTTGATTGGTTTCTGCAATATGCTATTTCTGTCCAAATTCTCAATATTTAGTTATTTAGTTTCTACAAATTTAGCATTTTATTTAAAAGTTGGGCAGATTCAATTACCACGTCATCAACACTTTGTTTAATGCTTCCTAATTTGTTTGCAAAATAAGCCTCAATTGAAAACCCTTTGGCGTTACCGCTTTTAATTTGCTCATTCCAAATTTGTTCATTATCTACTTTTACCGCAACCATCCAAGTACCTATTGGTACGTTTAAACCGTAGTTTCTTGACTTGTCTTGCTCTGATTCAACTATCCAACTTTCGGCAACGTATAAGCCTTCTATTTCTTCTTGATGTTGTAAAGTGTGGTTATGGTGTGCATTGCTTTTTAAGAATCTGTAAGCCGCCTTTTTAACCGTATCTTTAGAAAAATACACATAAAACTCATTGTCCTCTGCATCCTTTCTAAAAATTTGCTTGTTAGGTATTAATGCAGCCCCAACCAATAACCTTTGCTCGTTATCAACTTGGGCTAAACTATATTTTGTTTTTTTATCTTCTGAAAGGGCTATGAAATTACTCTCAATGGCAGGCATATCTACAATGCTAATTGCATAGATTCCACCCTCTTCTTCTTCGTCTAAAATTAATTCTACTATTTGTGTCATAATGTTGCTCTTTGATTAATTCTTTTATCTAACGCTGTTTGATTATTTATATCTGTTTGCACTACATAGGCTCTTACATTGCTTTGCTGACCGCCTTGTGCTGCTATTTGGCTTGATGTTGGTATTGCACTTATTGTTGGTGTTGATGGGTTAAAGCCTACGCCTGCTGAACCGTTTCCGCTGCCACCTATTGAACCTATTGAAATAGGTGTTGAGCCACCGCCTCCACCTCCGTTAAATTTTTGCTTTTTAATTTGCGCAACTCTCGCTAAACCTGATGCCACTGCTGCTGCTGCTGCTAATCCACCCCTAACAGGTGAAGTTGGGTCTAAAGGTATAATTTGAGAACTAAATGCTTTTTGTGCTGATAAATAAGTTTCAACCAAAGCTGCTGCAATATTTAATTTTTTTGTTCTTTGAAATGCTTTCTTTTGTTCCTCCTCTGTTTTGCCTTCAAATAAAGAATTAATACCTAAGATGGTATTCGCCGCATTTAAGGCGTTCATTTCCTTATTTCTTTTTTTGCCTTCTTCTATTGCTGCTTCTTTTTTTGCTGTATCTTGTAAGGTTTTTAATTGGTCTTCCTCAATTTTTTTATCTAAATCAGATAAAACTTTTGCCTCTTGTTCTTTACTAAAAATTCTTCTATTTTTTTGTTCTTCTTCAAGGTTAAATAGTTTATCGAGTTGGTCTATGTCTTTCTGAAAATTATCTTCTTCTGCATCTACTTTTAATAAGTCTTGTAATTCTTTTTGAAGTTTTAATTCTTCTTCTAATTGACTTAATTTCTTTTGCCTTGTTAATGCTAATATTTCACGCTCAACTTTTTCGGCATCTTTTCTAATTATGTTTAACTGTCCTTCTTGGGTTATTAATTCACCTTGAACCCTTCCTAACTCAATGTTTAAATCTCGTCTTTCTTCATCATTATCTACTAATTTTATTTTTAACCTTAACTCTTCCTCTTTTAATTTATTTTCTTTTATTGCGTTTTCTTGAATTAGTGATGATAACCTTGTGACCTCATCTAAAGCCGCTAGCCTTTCCTTTTCTGTTAAGGTTGTATCTTCTAAAATCTTTTTTTGTAATTCTAAATCTTGTCTTAGTTTAGCGTTTAATGGTATATTTTCGGCTTGTAACTCTTTTAACTCTTTTGTAACTTCAAATAATCTATCTGACTGTTGCCAAGCGTCTGCCGCTGCATCTGCAATACCCGTAAAAGCATCTGCCGCCCCTGAAAAGTCGCCTTGTAGAAGCAGGTTAAATGCAGTTGCTAATTGTGTAATACCACCCGCAAAAGTATCCATTGTTTTGGTTACTAATTTAACACCTGAATCAAATTTTGTGAACCACTCAACCGCAGCCGTAACACCTACAACTAAAGCACCTATACCTGATGCTATAACTACCGCTCGAAAACCCTTAAATCCTTTTGTAACGGATTTTAATCCTGATACCATATTTTTAAAGCCACTTATAGCACCACCCGTTGCAGCATCTAATTGACCTGTCAAGCCTTGAACCTTTCCTTTTAATTCTTCGGTTGATTTTTCAGCTTCTTTACTGTCTAACTCAATTTTCCATTTAAATATTTTCACAATGTCTTTTTTAAGTGTCTTATCATATCTCTAAACGAAAAAGGCAAGTAGTCGTTACCAAATGCAAATTTTAACTCTTTGCTTGCCTTCTTTGGTGGCTTCTTAATCTTGCTTAATATTTCTAAAGTTTCTGTTATCATAATTATCCTTCTTCGGGTGCATCTAATCCTTGTGGTGCAAACGGGTCACCATTATCTGTTGGTGGTTTCCAATAACAATAAGGTGTTTCACCACCTATCCAAGTATAACCATAAGCCTCACAACAATCTTTATTTGCTGTTGCACTTGCACCCGTTTCAGCGTTTGCAAAATTTACTGTTCCATCTGCATTAAATGAATCTATAATTAAAGCGCATTTATTACCTAAACTTGAATTACCAACACCTAACTTTATCAACTCAACCAAAGTTGGTTGGGTTTCATTCACCTTATAATTTTGAATTGAGTTAATTCGGTAAAAGGTATCTTTTACAAATATTTTATTGTTAAATCTTAAGTTGTGGATATCAACTGAATTAAGGTTAAAATATGCCTTAACCATTCTTGCCTCACTTGAATAAATCTCGTTTAAATATTGTTTCCAATATAAAGTAAACGGTGTATTTTCGGTGGCTGAATCAACCCAAACATCGAAATTGTAAATACCTGAATAACTATCTGACCAATTCAAATTAAACACATCACTTGAAGCAGGCACATCTGAATAATGCCCTGCATAACCGTAATAATCTATTTGGTTATAGGATGTAGTTGCTTGGTCATACATTCTGTAATTATTACTCGTTCCTAAATCTTTTTTCTTAAAGAAAAATATTCTTGGATTACCTTTTAAAACAGCTACACTTCCACCTGCTTGGCGTGCTGTTAAATCCATCACACATAATTCATAAATGGCTGTTGTGCCGCTTATATTAATTAGTCTGTTTGTAGGCTCTGAAAATATTGTTTTATTCTTATACTCGCCCTCTACTAAATCGCTTTCATCTTCGTAAATAAATGAACCATACGGCTTCTTTGAAAAATCCCTTCTATAGGTTGATAAATAGTTTTTATCTTCTCTCCACTCCCATATTAATTTAGATTTTCTAAAATTAGTTGTGGGTATTATTTGAATCTCTTTGCTTTCGTCAAGTTTATCAGTCCAATCTAAAGTTGTTCCCCTATCCATATAAATTGGGTAAGGGTCAATAATTAATTCTGTTGGATTATCTTGCTTTGGCTCAACGAACATATTAAAATGCTCAAAGAAAGATTTTAAGAAGTCAATTTGAAATTCATCAGGCATATTATCCTGAATGTAAATTAATTCTCCTGTTGGCGTGTTTGGTTGTTTTATGAGCTGAAAATAACTACCTGCTAAAACTCGGAATGATGTTGGTGCTATTAATGGTGTTATTTCAAATGTCACCAAATCATTTGCTGAAAGATTTAAATAATGTACTGTTTCATAGGTTTTTGTATCATTATTAATTAAATATAATCTACCACCTGAGTAGCTTGTTGAATTTACACTTATATCAAATGAAAAATCTACATCTTGACCCGCTAACTCTTGAATAGTAATACTCGCTCTAAAAGCGTAAGTTCCTTCCTTCGGTGCTTGATACCAATAATTAGTTGTGTCATAATTACCACTCGCATCGTAACCTCCGCCTGTTGAATCATTATTAAATGGTAGTCTATATTGAGCTAATAAAGCAATAACTTGATTTGCACTCATTATAGCCTTAAAAGCCTGATTTGTTATACGGTATTTAACAATGTCATGCTGTGGAGCTAAAGTCATGTAGGTATTGAAAATATCAAACCCTGATGTACTTATAAATTCGCTATCATACGAATAACCCGCTTCTGTAAATATTCTATCAAAAATAGTCATCACCTTCATTGCAGGTTTTAACTCCTCTTCTCTTATTGCTCCTGTGGTTTCAATAATGTCGTTTGAATTGTTACCTCCTAAAGTCCAAATTTTGTTATTTATACCCCAATTAATTAAAGGGTATTTAATGACGCTTTTATCGTCTGCCCCTGCTGAGTATGTTATATTGTCATCCCAACTATCAACTATATTATCATAGTTTAATGTGTGGGTAAAACTATTTTGCCAATCTGAATTTAAATCTTGAAGCTTCTTTTCGCCTAATTCATCTTTTAAGTTTCCCGTTTCACCAATTACAACAACCTCATAACGTTCGGTTAATAGGTTTACACTTTCAACATACAAATAGCCTTGTATTTGCGTTAAACTATCAACTTGTAATTCACATTTAGTTTTTTGGTAAATATTAAATGAACCTGTTGCTAAATTAACGTTATAAAGGTGGTTAAAGAATTGGTTGTTTGTGTCGGTAAATGGCAAGCTAAATGAATTACTTCTACTTGACTTTCTGCTGCTAAAATCTTGAACCTCTGAAACCTGAAAATTTAAACTAATATCTTCATCTGCATCAATATCTAAATAATTGGCTGCATCTGTTGATTGGTTATAT